TTCCACCTCTCCAAAATTCTGATTTTGCAAGAAGGCGTATTCTTTTAGGTCATCCTTGACCAAATTATGGAAACCCCACTCCCCCTGATCGGTCATTGATCGTATATCGATCAAGCCTTTCCCAATTAAGCTCCTTATCACGGATGCACATCTTAGATTATCCACGCTCCAGTGTTTGTTATTTTTAACTTCCTTAGTAGGAATCAAACCTAATCCACCTAGCCATTCTGGCATATAAAAGGGGACTGTTGCGTTTCTAATTGATCCAAAATAATCTTCGATTTGGGTATCATTCCCATCTTTATCTTTCTTATATTGAATTCTCTTTGCATTTTTCATGAACATTTTAAATGCTTCACCGTAATATTCTTCCGGACATGTTCTGTGAAGATCTCGACATATTGCGCCGAGTCGATAGAATGGTTTTCCTCGGATACCATCCTTTTTCTGTCCATACACGAGACCCAAGTTTACATATTTAATTTCTTGGTAGTCATAACTAGGTTTTGATATTCCTAAGTCGTCCCATGGTCTAAGATCTTCTCCACATACATAAGAGAATTGACAAGAATTAATTGTCATAAAATAAATTGACTGGAATGTCTTTCCAACGGAAGATTCTAAACCGCCAAAGGCCGTTATATCTTTCCATATGTTGAAAATAACATCTTTCTTACCGATGAAGACACAATCATCGCCGTTTATCAATAAACGCGCAAGCTCAGAACCTGGTAACCTTCTGTCGACAAGCTTTAAACTTGTTCCGTCAGAGATCTCCATGGCATATCTGCATAGTGCTCCATTCGCCAGACAAAGAAATATGAATGAAATTATACTTCCCATCAATTGTCCCTCCTTTTGATCTCTAAAGAGATCAGGTTCGTTTCCTTGCAACGTACCTTTCCTATAATCGTCATTATAGATTGGATTCATTAACAGATGACCTGTCAATGCCTTTTTCATGAGAATACGAAAGTCTTCGATTCTATCATAAAACTGATCCCTCAATTCGGGTTTCTCAGCAAAGGTTTCCAACCAGACTTCAATCAGAGCTTCTAATAAGCACTCTGAAACCCAACTGTGTAAGTTGTCCGTACTCGCCTTATAATCCCCAGAAATAAAAATTTCTCCAGGTTTAAGTTCTCCAAGCTGGTCTATAACGACCTCGCGAGAGACAGGCATTCCTATTAATTTAAAACAACTTTCCTCTTTCAAATTTCTCCACAACCATTTTTGCATTGGTTTAAGAGCAGTATAAGTAAGAGGAGGACCTGCAGTAATGCACCTAACCTTCAAAGGTTCAGGAAGTCCAATCACAATAGTTTTGGGTTGCTCAATAAGAGCTTCGTCCAACAATTTAGGATAAATAACGTTTTTCCAAAGGTTACACAACTCTTCCCCATCGAAGTGAAGACCAATAGTTCCTTTAACCATGACGTTCTCAAAATCATGATCAATTCGCTGCTGATCTAAAACTCCAGCATTTCCATAGAGTTCCGTTAATTCTTTCTTTAAATTAACCGGACCGAGAGATTTCGCAATAAAAGTCACTTTCTTTTCGTAACTAGATTGAATCTCTTCGTTCTCCAAAAATGCACCAACTGCTCCCATCCCATTACGGGAAAAATTATATTGAGAGCTAGTGGATGGTACAAACGGCTTGGTAAGTTCATTCCAAGACGGTGCCTTTCCACCAAAGATTTCCCTTACGGTACGTCTAAGTTGATAACAGATTGTTGATC